TTTCTGCATTTGAGTCATGGTATATGGTGGAGTTGTTACTTCATAACCGCTTCCTGTGGTTGAATCTACGTGAATGCCCCATGAGCTTGGCAACCATTTTTCGTAATAAGCTTCTGGCCATTCGTAAAGTTCCAGTTCAAACCCGAATGTTGGCTCGCTTCCTTTTTCAACGTAGATTCTTGTTGAGTTCCTTCTTTCTTCGATATCGTCTCTTTGCCTTTCTCTTTGCCTTTCTTCGTAGCATTCTCTGCATACATATTCGCCACTTTCATCGTCGTAGCACATGTCATCTTCGTGCATCCAGTCTAAGGAGCATCCGTTTTCACATGTTCTCCATCCGTAGTCTCTTGCGCATGAATCTGAACAGTATCTGTGGTCTGTTCCGTCTATTGTCACGTAACCAGAACTGTAATTTGTGTTTACTGGCGAATCACAGTTGTCGCAATGGAAGTGGACTTCAATTTCTTTGTCTATCCAGTATCCGTTATCCTCGATCATGTCTTCAATTGGGAGTAATTCATTGCTGATGCAGCATATTTTGTATTTTCCGGTCTGAAGGGCATGTTGTCTGCACATATCCGAGTTTCCGTCTTTTAGGCTGACACATCCTTTCATTTTGCATGTTGGGGCCATTGCATGTTTCTTGCATCTGTCGTATGCGGCTACATTATGGTTTGTGAGTGGTATGTTGCACACTTCGCACCTGGCTATTTTTTGAACTTTGTATCTTTGCGGATTATTGTCGAAGTTTTTCCATGTTGCTCCGTATAATTTTATTCCCCGCTCTGGGATACCTAGAACTACTGTTGCGTATATTATGTCTTTGATGGCATAGAGAATCGCTTCCTCCGTTCCTTCTTGGCTATTTTCGTAATATTGTTCTTGTTGGAAGTTGATCTTGATCTCGGGCAGTGCCAGATATGTAGATTGGTCAGTCATTTGTTTTCTCCCTTACTGAAATCTGTTTTATTTGATTTCGCATATCTACCATTGAGTGTGAGAATTATCTGGCCATCGACCAGAACGCTGAGGATGGCATTAATTTCTAATGCCGCGTGCCGAAGGAGTTCTTGAGCTAGTTCTTCTGTGTCTCTTGCCTCCTTTCTGTGGATTATGTTCTTTAGTTGATCTATACGATTTGCTGCTTTGCGAATATTCTGTGCTGCATCTTGAAGGAGTGCGTACATTTCAATATCTGGCATTTGTTCTTCTTGTATATTTCGTTTGAAGTTTGATAGTTTTATTCTCATTGTTTTTATCCTTTGAGTTAATTTGTGAGATAATGTGTACGGTGATCAATCACCAAATTGCTGCGAAACCAGCACACCATCCACCTCTAAGGTGGATTAAGGGTTAACCAATCGCTCGACGCAATACATTGGTGATATTTATTGTTGTCCCGAAAATAAAATAAAAATGGGGGTGGCTCTTACGGCCTCTCTCGCTCTCTCTCTCTCTCTATAGAGAGGGAATTTTGTTTTTTTTGTTTTTTTTGTCTCATGTATTTTTAAGTTATCTTTATATTTCATTTTTCTTTCTTCTATATATATCATTAGAGACGTGTACACAATATCGCGTTGATATATATCATTCGATGAACTTGGACATATATGGCCGCAGTAAGTATGGGTTGACTAAGCCAGCCCCTGTGAGCTAATGAGCTGTTGTGTCTTTCTCCGGGGAGCTTGGTGCGGCCTCATAGTGGTGAGCGAGCGAAGCGAGCCACCTTTTGTGCCCTGCTGTTGAATAAAAAACCCCGACTGCGTTAGCAGCCGGGGTTTTTTATTCACATCAGTCCTGAGCCGGGAGACCGAGCTGCGTGAGCAGCGCATCGGTCTCATCGGCGAGGGCCTCGTCTCTCAGGGCGAGGATGGCGCTTGCCTTATCGGCGCAGCCGATGAGGGAAGCAGCCATCAGCTCGGCCTGAGCGTTCTCTTTGATGTCGCGTTTCGCGACGGCAAAGAGGCGAGACCAGATCTTGGTCGAGCGAACGAGAGCGCGAAGCGCGGAAGCCTGATCACGAACGATTGCCTTAGCCATAATGAAACCTCCGATAATATGAATGTGACCCCACATAAGGGTCATTCAAATGAATTGATAAGGTTTAACCGGAGACTCACGCACGTC